AAGCTGGCTGACTAGCAGCGGAGTATCCTCTGCCATAATCCCCTGCGCTTGAACAGTCTGTATATACGGGGCAGATCCGCCAGTCCATCCAGCGGCGGCAAGGGTAACGCGGATCGGGGCACTGTTAAGGCGATTGACGGCCTCGTTGGTGGCGTTGATGTGCTCAGCCGTAAATATATCTCCCTCCTGACTGTAGGCCGTCACATCCTGTATCTCCGTGTTTCCCTCGCCGTCCTGGGAGAGTTTGTATTTTCTGTTACCCTCAAAAATATCATCCTTGAAATCTGTTTTTAATGCCATGTCTTACCTCCTGTTTCCCAACATCTGGCGGCCCAAATGGAAACCTAACCGCCTATGACCTGATATCATACTGTCATACATATCCCCCAAGTCCTTTAAGATCCTCTCAATGTCATTGGCCTGGTAGATGTTATCATATGTAATCTTTACCGGCGTTGCGGGGGTGCTGGACTTTACAAAATACGCAGCCCTTACTTTTTTGATATTTTCAAGCAGACGAGCCATTTCTGTATCTGTCCGGAAGTCCTCCATCTTCCATTCCTTTATTTTTATATCTACGCCAAAACGCTGTGCCAGCAGAGCACAGGCCTGCTCTACCCGGTTAAGGCAGATATAATCCGCATAAACCTTGTCCAAATCCGCTACCAGATCTGCGCTTGTGCGATCTGTAATCAATGTATCCAGCACCGTACTCATCCTACTGTCACCTCCGCTGTGATTTTTCTCCGTGAAAATTTCATATCCAGTTTTCGGATCATTCCTTCCATTGTACCTTTGAATCCGGTTGCTACCCGAACCCGGTTCCCAAGTTCCTGATCGTTGATAATCGCCCGGAAACTGACGCTCTCATTATTGCTGTAGTAGTCATATACTCTGTTTAATACAGCCTGAGCGTTTTCTGCTGTAACAAGGGTAGCATCCTTTACCTCAGCAATATTTTTGTTCTGAGTGATCTTGGGATTCTCTTTCAGGAGGGTGATGGTATTGTGATTGTATCTAAGTCCCGTTAAGACAACCTCTCCACCATTAGCAGCAACATATGCATAATTCGCCCCATGTTTCTCTATCGTGCCTCCCGTGATCGACAGGCTATGATAGGGTTCTGAAAACTCCAGTTTGGTTTCTCCTGTCAGGTTTCCTCGATAAAGTTCCGCGGATTCCTGACTTGGTGTGTAACTGTGTGCATATAGCCGGATCCCTGTCACTATCTCGCTGTGATCCACCGTAAGCCCCAGAAAAATATCCCTTCCAATAAATTCTGCCGTAACCTCTGTCTGCTCCGGATATACGTACAGCTGACGATCATAACTCGTATCTACCAGGGCGCCGATGGCAAAGGCAAGCTGCTGCAGGGCGCTGCGTTTGCTGGTGATCGGCAGGTATCCGCTTACCCTGGTGTCCTTATAGGCATCGTCCAGAAAGTATGTAATCCCCTCGTTTTCCATAATGCTGTCTAGGATCTCGAAAACCAGGGTATCCTGATAGATTCCACCCATAAAGGGATTATTATCCAATATTCCAACTGCATCCTGCGTCTCTACTGTATAACGCTTATCTCCTATCTGTTTCCCATCCTTAAGGTAATATATCCCCAGAATCGCTTCATCAAAATACAAGGTCTGTTTTTGCTTTTTCTGGAACTCAAACGCATACTCTGTTTTACTTCGAATCGTGTAATCCATTGTATTTATGCTGACCTCTTCGGAAATAGGGTTAAGTTCCATCAAACAGTTAATATCTTCTATTTCATCATCCTTAAACACTCGGATCAGTCCCCATATAATATGAGTCAGAAAGACATTGCGGTATGGCTTACTGGTTTCCAGAAAGGTAATGACTACTTTGTTGTAATAGTCCACAACTCCATAACAGAAGTAATTATAACTATCTGGCTCGTAATCCTGATCTTTTAACAGTTCCTCGTCCCGGTACCATTTTATATTGATCCGGCTGCACCGATCCTCTGTGTGATCGTTAAATTGTAGGGTGATCCCCACACTGGAATAATTCTGGCTGAAAGAAAAGGTGATTGCTGGCGACACTGCAAATAGGCCGTCTGGCCCAGATATACTATCACTTACATATCCCATCCCCTTCAGCTGTTCTGGGGAATTGGTGAAACCACCATCCATTTTGGCATACCGCGGAAGACACAGGGCGTAGTCCGGGAACTCAACCCCTGCTTGTAGGTCTTGCAGATCCACATAATAATCCTTATCCTGTGTTTCGGTAGTGTTATTCTCTGCTGCTCCCAAGGCAATATCGTCATAAACAATCTTTAAGCCGCCTGCATCCGTCATCCTCTGGCTTTTAATGACGGCCAGCCATAGGTAGCGGTAAGGCCTACTACTCCGGAGAAAAGTAATTATGATCTGGTTAAATAATGGCACCTTAGCCCGACAGAAATACTCCGTTCCATCCGGTTCGAATTCCTGCTCTTGAACCATTTCTCCATCTTTGTTCCACTGGATCCGTACACTGGAAGCGTAATCACCACTCAACCGGTTAAAAACCAGGTATACGCCGTTGCTTGTCTTTAACCGGTCAAACGTCACCGTGATTGCCGGAGGATTCCCAAACCTTCCATCAGGGCCACTGAGGGCCGTACTGATGTAACCATACGACCCTTTTTCTATCCTGTCAGGAGCATTTGGGTAGTTGCCGTCCATCTTTGCATACCGCGGAAGGCACAGAGCGTAAGGTGGGAGCTGTTGTTCCATATTCACAAGATCCTCTACGGATGCATATGGCTGCTGTCCATTGCTCTCCACCCTTGTATCCCATTTCATTCTCTATCGCCTCCTCTGCGGCTCCATCGCCGTAAAGTTTAAGGACAGGCCATCCATGCCCCACAGATTCTTTCCGTTTCGGATACGGAGTTTGTCCTTACCCTGAGTGACATATGCCCGGAAGGTAAGTGTTTCCTGTCCATAAGGGAATGTCATTTCATGGCTATCGGCATTGGGGTCTGAAACAGCATCATAAAACGCATCATAGGAGGCCGTGTCTCCGTCTTTCGGGTATACCTTCATGGCGTAATTGTAAAATGTGCCAATCACATCGCGTTCCATCGTATAATCCAGGGTGCGCCCTGACTGGTCTGTGTCGGTCACGGCAAAGCTCCGTTCCAGAGAATCCGCCTCCACCTCCACGTTATACGCTTTGCCGTCCATTAAAAACACACTGTCTGTCATTAGGTTCCTCCTATAACTACCAGGCTTACTCCTCTGCGGGCCGCCTCGCGGTCAAGTTCCGGCTTCAGTGCCCTTGCAAGTGCCGCCATACTTCCCGTCAGATTCAACACGATCTGGATCGGCTGGCTGCCATCCCTCTGCATCCGGCTAAGCAATTCATCAAGCCTTGCAATCAGGCTGGATAATGCTTCTTCCTCTGCATAGGATGATCTGCTCCGCATAGACACAGCCATATCACCAGCCCGTGGTGGAACGATGCTTCCGCTTGCCATCCTAGGCAGATACGCCGCAGCATTGGGAATATCAATTCCTACAGGCAACCGGATCTCTGCGCCGTCAAATACGTCCATAACACCGTCCAGCCAATCCCGTACTATATTTTGGGATGATCTTGCCATATCGGCAATACCATCATTGAATCCATGGACTACATACTCGGCAATGCTGTAAAATTCTTTGGATGGGGAATTGATATCAAACTCTTCCTCTGCCTCTTCCATTGCCTCAGCCGCCCACTGCCGGATTGCATCCTTGGCCATGTACGCAAAATCGCTGATGCCATTTGCAAACCCCTCATTGATACGCTTTGCCATGTCGTAGAATGCGGCATACATTCCACCGGTTCCTTGCAGATCACTGTCTCCCCAGAACCATTCTCTGATATTTTTAGCCCAAGTTTCTACCGAACCCTGGGTTTCTGAATGGCTATCCTCTATCTTGGTCTTAAATGCCTGGATAATAAGGTCTGCGAATTTTGTCCAGGAAAGTTCATTCACCCCCTGATTTTCATCGACTCCCACAAACCACTTACGGACATTTTCAGCCCACGTTTCCATAACTGTCTGAGACTGGGTGTAATTCTTTCTGACAGTGTTATTAAAGCCGGCCATAATGCTGCTGGCCCATTTCTTAGATTCTGTAGCGTCTCCACCACTTCCGATTCCAAACTTAGAAGCAAACCAGCTTGTTACACCAGAAGCCCATGACTGCACCACGTTCTGGGAAGCAGTCTGCTCACTCGTTACCCCCTGATTAAATCCCTGTACTGTATAAGATCCGATTCCTGCTAACACAGTAGATGGACTATGGATTCCAAGCAGGCTTTTCAGCCCGTTCACAAATGGATCTGTGATATTCGCCTTGATAAATGCTCCGGGATTTGAGAAAAACTCCTTGATTCCATTACAAAAACCATCCCAGAGATACTGGCCCATCTCTGCCATGACAGTAGAGGGGCTGTGGATTCCGAAGGCATCTTTAAAGGCATTCATAAATGGGGTAAAAATGTTGTCCTTTATCCATGTGCCAATGGCTTTCATGCCGTCTACAATCCCCATGAGGATACCGTCTACTACATTTCCGCCACACTCTTCTATTTTCCCTTGGAAGTAGTTTTTAGCCGCCTCTACACCATCCGAAAGCAAGCCACCTAAGAAAGCGGCAAATCCTCCCAAAGCGGCCCCTATAACTGCGAAGAACCGATTAGCAACCGCTGTCCAATCAATATGTTCTATAGCTGTAGCAACACCATCCCCAAAGGCCCACCAGTCTGTTTGCGTAATTACGGTAAGGAGAGCATTTAAAACTCCAAGAACCATATCGCTTATCGCTGTACCAGCCCCCGCCCAATCAAATGTCTGAAAAAATGTGCTTAAGCTTAAAGCAATTGAGCTACCGAATCCTGTCCAGTCAAATGTCTGCGCAAAATTTCCTACGGTAGCAAATAATCCACTCAATCCCGTAGAAAATAATAATCCCAGCATCTCCCAATCAATTTGCGATATGGTTCCGTTAAGTCCGTTTCCGATAGCTTGTCCGATTAAGGGCCAGTCGGCGGTATCCACAAATCCATATAATCCGGAAATTTTTGCTTGGAAAAACGCTCCCAAAGTGGCCCCGAATAAATTCCAATCAACAGTAGCAACCATGCCATTAAGTCCTGTTGCTAGGGCTGCTCCCAGCATGAACCAGTCAATCTGAGTAAGGAGCAAATACAGGGTATTAGCGAGGGTATTGATACCCGTACCCATCATAATACCGATAGAATACCAATCAATGCTGGCAACCAGGCTGTTAAAAAGTGTGGTAAACGCTGTTACAAACGCTGTAATCTTAGCCCCCACATTATCCCAGCTTATATAATCCGTAAACTTTTGAACTGCATCATTGATCTTTTGCCCGATCAACTGTCCAATGCCTTCCCAGTCCCCGGCCTGCCACAGTTCTTTCAGCTTGTTGGCAAAATCACTGATTCCCTGATCGATAGCTGCAGTCTCGAACATCTGTGATGGATCGACACCGCCACCCGCTCCACCGGAAGACCCGTCGGCCCCTTCTCTTTGGATCTGCACCAGATCATCAAAGGGAGCCAGCGCTTTTTTTGCGTCTTTTCCCGCCTGCTTCGCTGCGCCTCCGGTCTTTTTCAGGCTGGCTGCATAATCCTGGTTTACTTTTTTCGCCTTAACAAAAGTGCTTTTTCCGCTCAGGGCCGAGAAAAATTGATTCACATATCCTACAGCCGTGGCTAAAACATTGATAAGAGTTGTCACTACAGGTACAATAAATGATAAAATCGGTGCAAAAGCGGCCGCAAAACTGTTTTTTGCATATGTCATACTTGACATCAAATCTGACATAGACTGATTGGCACCATCTGAATATCGAACAAGATTTTGCATCCCCTCTTTCACGCCTTGAACAACTGCCCGCATTGCCATGCGAATAAGCATCAGCTTAAACATATTAGATAACTTCAAAATACTTTGCGCTGCCTTATTAGCCGGTTTAGACAGACCTTTTAAACTCGTCACGGCTGATTTTGCTTTACTGGCAAGCCCTTTTCCAAGCGTTTTTCCAAAGTGCGATATAACTCCTGTTGCTTTAGAAAATCCGTTCTTTACAATCCCTGGCACTTTAGAAATCTCTGAAGAGAGCGCTTTGGGAATGAGAGCAAATGCCCTTGGCATATTTCTAAAAGCTCCAATTACAGAATCCTTAACACTCACATATCTTTGCGTAGTGTCCTCCACCTGATCGGCTCCGCTCGATATTGCCTGTCCTGCTTCTGCTGCCTCTTGCTCCAGATTATTCATTGCAGAGCCCGCCTGCTGACCATACGTATTGATTGCATCCGACCAGCTGCGTATATCTTCTGCCGCTTTTCCAAACACTGCCGACATTGCCTCGGGATTGTAGCCCAGATCAGAGGCTGCCACCGGAACAGATACTGGAGCCGCCGAAGCAACATCAGCAGCAGAATCCTGCATTGTATGTACACTGATTGCATCCATCTGTTCCTGCAGGCTTTTTACTTTCGCAGTCGACCGATCTGCAGAATCACCAATAGAATCAACTTCCTTTGACGCATCCTGTGCTTCTCCGGCAATCTTTTGCATAGATTGCTCTGCTGACCCAAAACGGTTTATGATATTGGATGATAGTTGATCCACAGCTTTCGTCAGCCTATCCATTGCCTTGTTTAATGTTGAGATCCCATCCTTAAAGCCCTCTGTATCAATTCCTGTATCAAATCTCAGACTTCCATCTGCCGCCATACTCTCACCTCATTTCCGGGCGTAAAATAAGACGCCTTCCAGCGCCTAACCCAACAGCTTATTCCAATAATCAATCTCTTTCTGTTCTTCCTCCGTATACCGGGTTTTCAGATCACACAACTTTTTATTATTCCGGTAGAACTCCTCTTCCCATTTTTCCAAACGTTTTCCCTTGGCTTTTTTCTGACGGATTCCCAACACAGTGGAGAACGTTCCTTCTTCAATCTCCATGAAATATCCGGCAAATGTCCACCAGTGAATATAGGGGGCTGAGCGTGTTTCTGCCCCAGCCACTTTATTGATAGCAGGGAACAGGATCGCTTCATCCTGCTCCCAATCCATCATTTTTTTAGCTGGCCTTTTATCGTCATCCTCCCTGCCACAGTCCACAAACCATTTCGCCTGCAAAACAGCTTCCTCTATGTATTCTTGCGGGATACGACTGTATCCGTTCCTGTACAGCCTTCTCAGCAGTATCTCAAGCTTTTGGGCGGCTGTCAGATCAGGATCCGCACACGCGGACAGAAATATCAGTATATTCCTGTAATCCGTTTCAATCGGATACGCCATTCCACCCACTTCAAGGCTGTCCGGTAGAAATTTCATCAGTTTCCACATCCTTTAAATACTGACTCATCTTCTTACGATTCTTTTTGTTGTATGCTTTTACAGCTGGCTGCATCAGTTCCAACAGCCCTTTTAAAACTTCTTCAAAAAGATAATTCTGTCCGATGATACATAAAGGGGACTGGCCTGCAAAAATTGTGTCATACACATCTGCGTTAAAAATACTGTTAAACGCTTTACGCATGGCAACCGCAAATTCAGCCACATATGCCCCGTCCTTTTCCAGATCCGTCTTGGGGCTTCCATCCGGGTTAAGTTCAATCCCTTCCGGGATCTGATGGACACTGAATTCGTTCTGCACGTTCAAAACACGGTTGATGATCTCCGGGTCTGCTGGATTGAAACGGATCACCCTGTTTGGATCATCATTAACCATAAAGCTCTCATAACCATCATTGAAATTAAGACTTCTCATTCTGATCCCCCTTCATTCCTTTCCATCCTCTGTAAACGTCTTAGTTGCTAATGCAAACAGTCCCTTGATCCGATTCCCGGTATGATGTACATTAAATGGAATCTGGTATCCGGTTGTATCACCGCCATAGCTGGAAACCTCAATAATAGCATCTTCCTTATACGCAACATAAGAACCTGTCTTGGTCTCATGCTCTTCCCAAAGATGTACCTCTACTACAGAGGTTTTCAGATCATCCAGGGTCTGACGCTCATCAATAATCGCCTGTAACCGTTCAAACAGTGGATCGCCAATCTCTGCATAATATGGCTCGGCGGATGCCTGCGGCTGATAGCTGTCCAGATTTACGGATGTTTCCCCCCAGATATTACTTTTGGTGTCTACATTGGCATTCATTTCCACGTTAAACTCTTCCAGGTCCTTGCCTAAGCGGACATATTTCGCCGTACCCCCGGAAGCTGCCGGCGCTGCCGCATCAATATAGTGTGCCATGAATTTACGCTTGATTTTCCCTGTTACTGTTCCTGGCATTTAAAATTCCTCGCTTTCTATTTTGTACTGGGCGTAGATCTGAAGCTGATACATTACGCCGCTGTCAATGGTTTCACCCATCAGTCCCATGCTCATTGCATTGGCTGTGCTTGCCTTTAAAAAAGTTCCCTTTAACTCCTGTTCTCCGGCCTGAAATGTCAGTTCATCCCCGGACGGCAGCCGCTCCAGCCAGAGCGACAGTTCCAGAAGGAAGTTACTGTTTGCCAGCCGGTTATAATCCGTAAAGGACTGGCCGACCGCATACATAACAAATTTATGCTGCCAGATCTGATTCCCCAGCACATCCTCTTTTACCAGGCTGTCCCCGTTGCTGGACAACCCATAGTTAACCGGCTCCGGCTCCGTAAAATCAATATGGATCCCATCCCCGGCCAGAAACTCAGATATCTTTGGGTACTCCGTCAATGTCTGGCGCATATAATCTATGATTGTCATTAGTTTCCCCTCCTGTCTGCCAGAGCCTGTGCCGCCCGGAGGATATCATCCTTGTGGTCTGCTTTCATCCGCTCAAACCACTTCTTCCCCCTCATAGGGGCCCCGGCGTAGGTCAGTTCTTTACCTGTAGGCTCTTTAATCTCATTCTTTTTTGCCCAGGCGCTGCCTGTACTGGGAGACACATACAGGACGCCCTCATAGAGGTAATGGGCATATGGCCCAGGGATATCAATCTGCCCGGATCCGATCACTGTTGCCATAACCATCATGTGTTCCAGCTCTCCCGCCTGTCTGCGGGGCATATATGGGGCCATGTACCTCATGCACTCGCTGTCTACCAGCTTTTGCACTGGCCCTCCTTCCTGTAACCCACGGGCTCTCAGAAGATCCTTCGGAGGCTTCATTTCAAATTTAATTTCCATATCTGCCTCCTTACTTGCAGGACAGTTCATAATGCCATACGGATTCGCTGCCATACAGCCTTTCATCCACAGTAGTAACCGTCACATAGTTATAAGCAGCCTTTAAGGCTGCCAATGATTTCGACAAGGCCTCCTGGCTGTCGCAGTCAATCTCATCCAAGACAACACCTTTAACAGCCAGATCCTTGCCTCTGGTAAATCGCAGAGAGCTGTCCAGATTCTCATAGGGGATTACCAACAGGACAGAGGCTGCATCCCTCTGCCCTGTCTTAAGAAATGTGGACTGCTGCACATCCTCCCAATACACTCCCTCAATGGGAACACGGGTATAATGTACATCCTTGCCCTCTTTGCTGTACAGATACAGCGTTACGTCTGCGTTGGTATACATATCACACCCCCTGATAACACAGGCCGGTATTTCCAAGCCATTTCATCACGATGGCCCTCTGTTCTCTGGTAAACGCAGAATTGCTTTCTCCAGTAGTTCCGAAGCTGACAGAATAAGTTCCTATCTTCTCTGACGTTTTCCCTCCAGCATCTTTCCTCTGCTTTTCCCTGGCATACTCTGTTTCTGCCAGTTCGCAGCAGCACAGACGCGCTGCCTCTGGAATCTTGGCCGCATTCTCCAGACGGCCGAACGTATAGTGGTCAATGATCTGGCTGGCCTGACGGGCATAAAAGTCAAAACCGGCGCTGATGGCCGGCTTACGCCCCAGCAGGTATCGGTCCGTATAAAATCCTTCATCTGCATAACTCATCAGCACCATGGCTCCTTTCTACGCATTGGGGATCAGAGTGATCGCCTTAGGTACCGCAGCCTTGTCTACAGTTACGGTCTCCGTGATCGTGCCATACCCATTCTTTTTGATCTTTGCCGGATAAGTACCTGGACGCAAATAGAACTCTGCCACGCCGGCGGCGTTGGTTTTCAGTCGGGAACCATTCACATCCACAATAGCGCCTTCAACGGCCTTAGGCTCGCTGTTGTTATCCTTGACTGTAAAAGTAACCTTCTGGGTGGTTACTGCAGTTGCAGGCTCCAGATATGCAAACGGGCAGCCCACGCGGTCCTCATCCATACGGGTTGCAGGGTTCGGCAGCGCCCAGCCCATACGGAACACGATTCGCAGCGCTACCATGTCCTGCTGGGCCAGGTTGTAAACGATCTCCTTTGTGGTTGGATCCTGGATCACGCCCTGATCAATGATTTTAACAGTTACATCCTGACGGATTGCATATACAGCCTGCTTGAAATCTCCGACGATCAACTGTGCAATTTTTCCATCATAAGATCCATTTTGTGGGAAGTACATCGGAGCTCCATCAAGAGCATAGTTCGTAGTTCCCTGCATATCTGCCTTAAAAATCGGCATTCCGTCTGTGGACTTAATGCCTCTCAGCTTTGCCCGCATTCCCATGGATGCCAAGGCTCCGGTCACCATATACCCATCCTCTTCTACCTTGGAAATCACGCCCCCCTCGCCAAGCAGAAGCGTGTAATAGTCTGAACTGGATCCCGATGCCACATTATTTCCTGCCTGGCGGGCCAGGGTAATAATATCATTCTGCCATGCTGCTGGGCGATTCGTGCCAAAGATAACCGCGGAGTCCACAGCCTTTCCGATAGCCTCATTCACTCTTGGGGTAATTTCTCCAAAAATATCAAACTCTGCATCGTCTGCAACCGCTTCAGGGATCGGTACAATAACAGCCAGCTCAGCGGCATTGATGTACACATTATCCCATGCCTGCTTACTGGTCTGCTTCATGCCAGTATCGCCATCTACCCAATGTGCATCGGGCAGAAAATCCAGTACACGGATACGGGTCTGGTTGCTTGTCATATTGGGCAGCTTGCGTGCCAAAGACATAAATACGGACTGTTTTGGTGCGTCCTGAAAAATCGTAGAAACTACCTGCTCCCGGATAATAGCCTCTGTATCGGCTCTGTTCGTAATATGTACTGCCATATTGTTTCCTCCTTATTCTCTTCCTAAAATGCTTCTTAATGCTGCATTGGCTCTGGCTTTTGTGTCCTCTGCTGCCGCACCGCCCGGACCAGGCGTAGTGGAAACCACCCTGGGGATATTGATATCCTGAAACAGATAAGCATTATCCTTCTTTACAACATCCAGAGCTGCCTTAATATCTGCCTCCTGGTTCTTGCTGGCCTTCAGCTTTTCGACATCCAGGAACGGCATGACAGCCTTCAGATCACGCGGCTTAAAGCCCTCTGCCGTTGTCTTCAGAAGGTCATTGAAATCCCTGTCTGCAATCTGTTTCTGGTACTCAGTTTCTTTTACCGCCAGATCAGAAGTCAACTGGGTAATCTTTCCCTGGAGTTCCTGCACATTTACGCCCTCAAAACTTTTAAGTGTAGCCTGAGCTGCCGCAAGCTGCGCCTTATAATTGTCGCGGTCCTGCTTGACTCCATTCAGCTCTCTGCCATACTCGGCCATAACATAATCGATCTGCTCCTGTGTCAGACCTTTTGCCTGTAAATCTTCTGTTTTCATTTCATATTTCCTTTCTTTCCATGATTCGCCGTTAGGTTATTTATAGGTGTGTAACCATCCACCAAACGAATGACTGTTTTAGGTCTCATCATCTGACCGGAAAAAGGCATAAAAATAACACCCAGGCCCCGCCTGCGTGCTTATGACTAATTCTATAACTTGCTATGACTTATTCGATTTTCCCACACCTCACGCACCGCCGCACATACCCGCCAGCCTCCCGGCTCCAATGCTTACGGTACCTGTGCCTGCATCTGCGCTGTCTCCACCATGTAATCAGTCCCATGAGCTCACCTCCCATCACTCAACCAGTTTCCAGCCTGCCGGGTACGCATCCGGCCCCCATACGCAGCCGTCCATCTGGCAGATATACCGCTTGCCGTCCGTGTAAGTCATCTTATCGCCGGTGTTATAAGCGTCATGTGCCCCGGTGGGCTGTACCCATGCGGGGTACTCCTCCGTCTCTGGCGGGGTGACGCTGCCGCCTTCCAGCTTGGCGATCCGGCCCGTCAGGCTGAGGATTGTCTTTCCCATCTCAGTCATGTTCGTGTACAGGGTGTCGATCTGTTTCTGCAATGGGGCATAACTGTTTTCCGGGTCGGCGCGGGTACGGGCCAGATCAACCAGCTCCGTGCGCTCCTCATCCGTGAGGGCGCCTTGGAGCCAGATGGTATCGATCTTTTTCAGAATATCCGTCAGTTCATAGCTGCCCGACTGGATTACGTTTCTTATAATCTCATGCATTATGTACCTCCTACTGCATCTAAGATGGTCTTATTAAGGGCTGCAAATTTGTTGTCGATATAGGTCTTGGTATCAGCGGTATAGGTTGTCTCCATATGGCACCCCGCGTCATTGCTCACAACCGTAGTCGGGCTGTACGTCCGAAGGGCCTTGTAGGCGGCGATCTCTTCCGGGGCGAGGCCGCGTTCGATGGGGGTATCCAAATAGGTCATTACTTTCATTGGATTTTCTGCGAGGAACGCTTTCCAGTTGGCAAGGCCTTTATCTTCAAGACTTTCATCATAAAAACGATTACTGACGGTATATAATATTGAATTACCAACCCCCAGCCATATGGATTCGATAATCTCGGTATTTTCCGAAACAGTAAACATATTGCAAAATCCAGCTCGTCTACTGTCAGAGAATGGCAGGATACCATCAATCATATATCCTTTAAATCTGGACGATGAATAGATACGCCAATCCTCACTCCCATCAAATACCTTCTGCCATCTTCTCTCGATATATTTCTCTCTTTCCAGATCGATCTCGTCGCATACCCACTGCTGGCCGTTGGCATCTGTATAGTTACCACCAGATGTTACCGGGATGCCTGGGAGACCATTCGGAGTTTGTAAAGTAATTGATTGTAATGTTTTTGGATGTTCGTAAGCGGTGACATTACTCCCTAACTCAAGCTGCAACAACTCTGAAACTGTACATTCGTGCAGCGATGTATTGCCATCAGTCCATTTAGCTGCCAAAACACACAACAGTACACCTTGAGACTTAGATGTATAAGACGTTTCAGGTAGTGCTACAGTACGATAGCCAATTGCATTTTGGTGGTTTTTTGCATCCTCAAAAGTTTTATACTCGGAAATACCAACAGCGGCATTCTTGTTGGGATTGGAAACGCTAAATGTGTACCGTTTCCCTGGTTCACAAGGGACTATATAGCCAATACCGTCATTTTCTTTAGATGGCGCATATGGTAATACCATTTCATCATCGTTATATATAAAGCCAATCCCGCTTGAATATTTAGCGTGGTACAATCTTCCTCTCAAAAGATTCTTACCTTGAATTGCCACCTCGATATTTCCAGTACCTCCTACAATCTCAATTTCCTGGGGGTTATCTGGGCTTGGGTTCTCGCCTTGCTCTGCTCTGCCAAACACCCGCAGCCCCCGAAGTTCCCGGCCCTCTGCGGCGTCCTTAATGCTGATGTCTGTACCAGCGGCAGTAATCTTGATCCCCGGTGCAAGGTCTGCCATATCCTCTGCCAGACCAGCTATGTCGGCCTTATTCTGGTTGATCTGCTCCCGATCGGCCTCAACACCTGCCGCCGCTTCCTGCACTCGCTGTACTTGCTTATCGCCTTCCGCAGTGACCGCCTGTACTGCTGTTGTTTTGGCTGTCTCTACCGCATTTGACGCACCCTGCCCGGCTGTCTTAATAGCATCTACCTGGGCCTTGCCCGCAGCATTGACATCTGATACTGCCTGCCGGGCTGTATCAACAAAACCTGCTGCTGTCTGCTCAACTTCTGATTTGTCCGCTGCCACGTCCTCACGCATCTGCTGTACTGCCTGCCGGGCGCTTGCAACCTCCTGCCGGTCTGCCTCCGTGTCTGCGGCATACTGTCTGGCCCCATCCTCTGCCGCCTCTGCGCCTTCCTGTGCCTTTCCTGCGGCTGTCTCTGATAACTTGGCCGCCTCTGCCGACAGGGCCGCTTCTGAGGCCGCCTGCTGCACCTGAGAGAGCATACCGGCTACTGCCTGTTTGTCCTGCGCCACGGTATCAGCGTTAATCTCCGCCTGATCTGCCAGCCCCTGGACGGTTTCCAGATGTTTTCCCGCCTGTGTGGCCGCCTCCCTGGCCTCACCCGCGGAGGATACTGCCTCCTTTCCCGCGTCCTCTGCCCTCTTGGCGGCCTCATTGACCGCCTCGATGGCCTGACGGAAGATCTCCCCATCTTCTGGAGCCTCAAAAGCCTCTGGCATGGGTCTTGCCCTGACCTGTATCTTGATCCGCTTGATCGTTTCACCAGATACCTGATCTGCCAGGTACACCCACGCATAGATCTGATAGTCCTTAGAACTTCCGGCTCCTTCTAACATACTGTCCGGGATCGGGACAGTTGTTATCCCATCCTGCGTTACACCTACACGGGTCACAGCTTCGCCGCCGGTTTCCTGTAGTGCAAAGTGAATCTCAACCGCCGCCGGAAGATTTAGGCCCTGGATCCGCAGCTCCTGCCCGTAATCCCACTGCCACACGCCGTAAACCTGGGCGTAATCGTTATTCTCTGTAAATACTGCTGTAATCATCGGTTTCACCTCCCTGTTGCGACGTCGCACAACCTAAAAATGCGTACAAAAAACCACCGGCCATTACTGACTGGTGGTATCTACTCTTCTTCCCATTCGGTTAAAGCTTCGCTTTCTTTTTTTAATCGTTCTAATTCTGCATTTCTTTCCTCTTCCGTCATTTCCTCATGGACTATGACATCCTTACCTCTTATTTCAATTCCCTCCATTCGATTCCAAACTCCTTCTCAAATTCTTTCAATGCTGTCAACTGCGCCTCTTCTATGTCATAAGTGTATGGCCTCGAAACATATTTGTCAACAGTCTTATTAAAATATTCACTGCGGAATGGTTTGTCTCCAGCTTTATACTGAAACACTCTTCCATCATGGGTAACTATCACTCCAAAATCATATCCTCTTGCTCCAGCGGAAACAAAATCCCCTCCTGTAGGATATACATTTGTTGGATGGTTATGCATCCCTATAACTCCCTCTGTTCTAGCATAATTCTGGATTTCCTCAATTTCTTCTTTGGATAATTCTACTCCCAAATTATTCGATCCATTTGTTTTTGAAAAAAGTCTTTTTCCGCTTTTGGCACTAATAATATACAGATCTTCTCCATCGCTTCCGTTTCTATGCACAAGCATGGCTCTTGCATATTTCCGCAAAGCGTCATTTACTGCTGAATTTCCAGTAAGTTGCGTAAATTTACTTCTGAACAAATCGGATTCAATCTTTTTCAGATCAACAATATTGCTACCCTTACGAAGATTTTCAATATTCGCACTTTCTGTTTCAATCTGAATAGAAGATTTTTCCCTCTCAGATACATCTTTTCCAATTTTCAGCCGTTCCCGCTGCTGCCTAAGCCCCATTTCCTTTGAAAACTCCACATAGGTCTTATCCGTCAGCCTCAGCCTGCCCTTAGCCGCTGTAATATCATCCGGGTCAGCCTTAGCCGCCACTAAAAGCTTAATATCCTGTTTCTGCTTTCGGATTGTACGCTCCAAGCGTCTCTGATACTGCAAGGCACCATATGTATCATATTCACGCCCTTTAAATAGCCTTTTTTCGTTTTCTTTCCGATTCTGCTCTTCCAGCCATTCATCTGTATATTTTCTCTGGCTGATTCCTGGAAGAAATGGAAAGCGGATATGGTAGCAGTTAATCCCGGCAAATCCCAGCATTTCACCCAGTCCACAGACGGTTCTCATCTCCTCAGAAGAATAAACCCTTCCCTGCCAGCTCTGATGATTCAGATACCCGGTTCCTGTGTTTCTGGCCCCCATGTGCCAGTCCACTTCCCAGTAATCTGTCCCCAGTTCTTTTGCGTTCTTTTCGTTTACTTTGTCCGTCATCTGGGCGATTCCTGTCATAACTGCACGGCGGGCGGCTACTTCGATCCGATCCGATTTGCCGGATGCATAATCAACCGTTCGTATGCCGCTGGCTGTCATCTCGTCAATAACCTCTCCTACCGCCTGACTGTATGTCCTTGTGCCTGTGGTAATTCCCAGCATAGCCTTGTCCAAACTGCGCTCCAGATACTCAGAAAGCGGGGTAAACACTTTCCTGCCTCCCATATACACATTAAAACCTGTGGTTTTTGTAATATTTTCCATAGGCCTTAGGGTGTCCTTGGTCTGTTCCCTGACAGCCTCCGCTACCTGCTGGAGCCACTGATTATCCCCATAAGGCACATAGTCCTGTCCGGCAGCCTCGTATATCTCCTTGTTGCGGATGTAATCGGACTGGATTGCCTGATCATAGATCTGGTCGATCTCAAGCCCCGCCGATCCAACGCCATCCCGGAGCAGGCGCTTAATTTCTTTCCTGCTTTTACCAATAGCATCCATACGGATCAACAGCCAATCAATGACTGGGGTGATCTGAGCCGCTTCCCGGATCCGCTGTATGATCTCAGACATAACCGATAATTCCAATGCCGTCATGGTACGCTCTAATGGCTTTGGCAACTTCTCCAGTTCCTCAGGTGTCATACGACCATCCTATACGTGCCGTCCGACACGGTAAACTCAAAATGACACTCACTGTAATTGATTTTTTTCATATCCTCACTCCTCTGTCAATGCTGGTTCCGGCAGATTTTTTGCCGCCTCTTCCAGCGTCTCCCCGTACCACTTACTGCGGTACTCAGCCAATGACATTACGCCCATAGCCACATCCTGCCGGTCTGTCTGCCGCTCCGTTTCCGCATCCACGATGATACTGTCATCCCAAACAAAGGATACCTGATAATCATTTCCCGGAGGGATCAGGCCATACAGCACCGCCCAGAAGTTCATTGCGTACACCAGATCTTCCAGAGCTCGCTGTAAAGCCATCTGCGTGTCAGATACGAATGTATAGGACCGCTGTTTGCTGACCTTGATCTCTGTGGCCGTCTTATCCACATTCTGGGGATCTGACAGGGTGCCATATGCCAGATTGCAGGCAAACTCAATCAGCCGCAGCTGGGCATTGAATCCGTTAAACAGGGCGGTATCTCGAATTCCGGGAGAAAATGTATCAATAAGCGGCTTGTCTGTGGCTCCTGCCTCGTAGTTCAACTCCCGATATAATCGTTTTTTTCCTCCCGGATATTCAAACTTATCCCTGTCTTTGTTGTATTTCAGCATACTCTCAGCAATATGAACCGCAAGCTGCGTGCCCTCATACTCCCAGCAGATATTTGAGTACCTCCGGTCCGCTTCCGCTACCAGCTCGTCTGCTCTGGAATATACCGATACCCCCAACGGGCTGTCTGTGTCCTCCGCATTTGCCATAGGTACCTTGAAATACCCAAACAGGAGCCTGTCCGATCCCGCAAGCGATATCTCCGGTACCAATTCAGACCAGCGGTCCACGCTGCTGACCTCGAGCTCTGTTCCCAGGCTGTAATCGTTGGTAGCCACGAAAGCCCTGTTTGTGATGTGGATTACATCATTCTGCAGCGTATGTACTTCCAGCCGGGTATATATCTTCTTTCCTTTTCGGAACTGTTCCGTAAACACGCATTGCATGATCCGGCCCGAATCATCGAACGACAGCGGGAAAAAGCTGTCTGCCTGCACATACTGGATTGCAAGCCCTGTTTTAGTCATATACGGTTTAAGAATCAGGCCACCCTTTGCGCACCCGTATTCCACATAGCGCCGCAGATCAGCCAGCACCTTTTTCTGGTACTCCTGATTCAGATATTCAGCCGCCGCGCCGCCGGTTATCTCCGACTGCATCTCCAATGTCACCAATCTTGCAATCTCTGAGGCGATAGCTGCCGGTATCTGTGCGCTCTTGACTGTTTCCCGGTCTACCCAGGGAGCATGATTCTCGTACATGGCTGTCCATAACTCAATCGCAGAGGCCATCTGAGAAGTCAGGCATACATCTATCTGCGTGTCGGAATTCTGATTCAATATCTCTGTGATCGCTGTCAGCATTTTTGAAAATTTCATCCTCATCACCTCTATTCATACCGGATAAACCGGCTGATATCCCGCTCAAATGTGTACTCAAACGCGTCCAGTGTATCTATATCACTGGTACCATCATCCAGCCTCACATCTTCCACAAGACTCTTTTTCTCATCCCACAGTGCAGTAGTAAGGGCATCCTCCAGCGTCTGGCACTGATCTTTCATGTAAGAAAAGCGGTGCTGGCTGAGCATCCGCTGCGTAAAACGTATCCGGTCATTGATTGTTGTCTTAAGTGCGTTCTCAATCCGGATCCATCCAAAACCCGACTTCCTGACAGCCGTCCTCAGTCCTGCAATCAGCGTCTGCTCTGCGCTGTCGCAGTAAACAGCAGTAATGAAGCCGTATAGGTTGATGATCTTCAGACAGAAGTCTACGAACAGATTCCCCAGCTTATCCGGGTCAATGCTTCCGTTTTTGCTCATATGGCGCTCACTGGCAAGGGCAGTAATACTGTGGTAAGCCCTGGAATATGCTGTAGCCACAAATGCGTGGCCGGAGCCGGAACCGCCAAAGTCGACGCCGATATTGATCTGCATGATACTCTTAGGCTTTTCATAGATTGCAAAGGGATTAACCCCTCCACTGGATACTGCGTCGCACATCAGCTTATACACAGATCCTTCTGCCGCAACCCACAGCCCACGGATGTACCGGTCATATAGGACCGTCCCTTTGTACTCCTTACAAAGCTCATCCACAAATACAGGGCTTACAAATGGATTGTCAAAAAGTTCATACTTCTGGCAGTAAATATCAGCGTCTGAATCCAGAAACTGCTTAAACCAGTGCTGCGGGGCATCCGGGTTGCACGCCCCATCAAAACAGGAATATGGCTTATCAAGACGGGATTTAAGCATATTAAATACGTCCTGGTTCCAATCCACCACCTCATCACCATAGCAGTATTTCAGTGAAGACCCCCGGATCTTAGATACCTGACTGACCTTTTCGGCCCCGAGGCAGTAAACATCCTCGCCAAACATCGGGCAAATGTTCTGGGAATTGATATCTCCCACAAGATTTGTACCCCAGATTCGTTGTAATGGTTCGATGATGTTACGCTGGATCGTGCCCTTAGACACGCCCAGAATTGCCACCAGGCCCTCTTTTCCGGCTCTGGCACGGATTCTCTTGGGAATTACATAATAGTCCATATAAGTCTTTCCAGAACGTGTAGCGCCTACCTTGATATTCCAGCGGTGGTTTGCGTTCTGGAAAAACTCCTGCTGCTTATCGGAAAATGGCATATCACACAACCCCTTTGATCTCACTCAGAACCTCATCCAGGCGGCTCAGCTCTGCGTCATTGTCTGTCCCTTTCAGCTTATCCGTCTGGGCTTTGATCTGGGCGATGCGGGCTCTCTGCTCCTCGCTGGCCAGATCCATGTGATTCGCCAGCCAATCCAATGCCTTCATACGGTCAGCCAGTTTTATACTTGCCCCATCTTTGCCCTGTTTCACCTCAGTAATCAATGTACCGTCTACCTCCGCTGATTCCCGGAAGCGGACTGTATTGACCTCTTTCATCAGTGGGGTTTTCTCTCCTGTCTCCGGATCTTTTATCTCCACCGGTCCAAAAGCTCCCATAACCTGGATTTCCTCCCGGCCAAATTCTACATAGTCCGTAATGTCTGCAAATGCAATATCCATGTACTTCTGAAAGATATCGTGCTCATCCAACAGCTCACGATTGAGCCTACTTTGTTTAAGACGCATGATTTCGTCACGCACTCCATCATTCTCCAACAACCGATACCCTATTGATGCAGCCGTATCATAGCTACAGCCATATGCTTTCTGATACGCTTTGGTCGCATTAAAACATCGGACATAATGCAAACAAAAAAGCCGCTGCTTGTCAGTGAGTTCGAGGTTTTCCATAACCTGTTCCACATCCTCCGCAATGACCTTTCCTCTTTTCTGCTTTCTGTTCGTTTTATTTGCCGAACGCTCATTATTTTTATCCGAACGCTCGCCATCCCACTTGTAAGTGGATTTCCATCGGCGAACCGTTCCTTCCGGCAGGTTTAGTTGACTTGCAATCTCAACTAATTTTGTTCCCTGAAGGTACATGGCTTTCGCCTGTGTAATTCTTGAATCTGGCGCTCTCGCCATGCTGTCTCACCTCGATTCGTCAGTTTTGGTAAAAGAAAAGAGATAGCCGGGGCCACCTCCAATCAATATCTTGTATTTATTTAAATACTATCCACAATATGTCGACAAAAAGAGAGCCTCCGCCAAAGCAGGGACCCATACAAAGGAGAAATTACAAAATGGTTTATCCATCCAAACGGATCCTACAGGAATCGAACCTGTGACACGGTGGTTAACAGCCACCTGCTCTGCCAGCTGAGCTAAGGATCCATAAAGGGGACGTCCAGCCCTGGGCCGGAACCAGAGCCAGACGATCCGGTCACCGGGCTGTGACACCCGGCGACCGACTGGGGCTAAGTGTAAGCCGTCGCCTGTATGCCTTTGGCTTCATGGTACACTATAACATTTTAAAAACGAACAGTGTGAACAAATCGAACAAACTTTACGCCGCTAAGATAAATCTTTCAAATTCCATCCTTACACTATCCGCTGTAGCCTTCCTCCCCATCTTCACAGCCACCTGCGCCCAGGTCATATCGTCAAATACTCTGTACCTAATTATCCGCTGCATTCTGGGTGCAACTGTATTGAGCCATGTTTCCACTTGGCGCTTGATTCTCTCCGCATTTCGGATCCGCTCCGCCAGCAGCTCCTCCATACGGTCCAGCTCGTCCGGATCCTTAACGGTAGCATACCCAAGTCCCTCCAGATGGTAGGTCTGCAACGTGTAGGGAAACTCCTGTGCCGACCCTTTGACACTATCCTTCTGTATCTGCCTGCGGCGCTTGCGCAACTTCCCGATCTCCTCCTTGGTGTCCTTGATCAGCTCACACGCATCTATGTACTGCTCCAAAATCTGCTTGTCCAACGGTATCACCTCCCATCTGGAAACCTCTTCCTATACTCCCTGTGCCCCTCCAGGTATTGCTCTGCCTTCCTCTGTTTGCCTAATAGCTGACGCAACTCATTCAGAAACTTCTGGCCGGACTGGCTCTGAAAATACTGGGCGAATGTCTCATACATTTTTGCTGTGTCCTTATGTTCACGGCGAACTCTCCGGCTGTTCCAGAGTTTCAAAGCCTCATTATGTAAGTCATACTTGTTATCTGTAAATTCCAATGCGTGGAGAAGATCCTGGAGACGCTTGTCCTCATCCCCCACATACGAAAATGAAATCTGGTACATCTCCTGACATACTTTTGCAAACTCCAGAAAATCCTCCAGCTGTTCAGACGGTTTCTTTTCCATTGCATCACCTCCAGATCAACAACACCGCCATCAGGGACCCCCAGACCATTAGGTAATCCCACCGGTTAATATTGTGCTGTATCAGATTGACCGTCCCCGTTATGGCCCAAAGGATAATCACTACATTCTTAAGTACATTCAATTTCCTACCTCCTGTATCTCTCATCCGGGCATAATGACGTATACGCATAGGCCGGTATCCGGGCTGACCACTCATCCAGCTTAGGCCCACGGATCGCCTCTGCGTCACTGGCCGCTACTGCCTGCTCTCTCCACAGCCGGTTCGCCTTCCTTTGGGCCTCCGTTTTTACAATCCCCATTATGTATCCCTTCTTTCTGGCCCCGCAGCAGGGCTATGGCGTATTCCAGGTATGGATTTTTCTTCTGCCACATGACTATCCCATCCTTTTATTCCACTTTTTAATTGCCTCTTCCGGTGTATTAAAACTGCTCGTCCTCAGGGCACCCGCCAGAGAGCAATTCCCGTGAAATATGTGATACCCTATGTATTTTGTATCTTTACAATACGTTTTTATTAAGACAGCGTGGCCTCCACAGAATGGACATGGCAATATTTTGTTTTCATCTATCTCTGAATATCTTATAAAATCATGCATTATTTCTCGCCTCTCAAATGTCAGATTAGTTACTCTGCCATTCATACTCTCCAAAATACAACATAGCACATATGACTCGTATCAAAGGTTATTGAGATGATATTTTCACTTGTTATACCTTCCCAATTACTGGCCTTCTCCAGAATCGCTGTATTGATATCATTAAGGTTGTTTGTGTACTGCCACATGATCATGATTTCTGCTCCTCCTCTATCTCTTTCAAATGTCAGTTTCGTTGTGTAACGTTATGTAATCTTACGCAACATTATCATTGAGATACTTGTCCAGGGCCTGCCGGATTACCCAGCTTATGGCCCTGTCCTCCTTCTGGCAGAAGGCAGTTACCCGTTTTAGTTGCTCCGGATCCATGCTTATGTTCTGCCGGATGTACTTCTTATCGGCTTCTTTCTTTGGTCTTGCCATGCCTCTGCCACCTTCCGTGTATAGATACACACTTTTACTTAATCTTAAATTGATCAACCAATAGATCAACGTTTCATTTAGAAAGTTGATTAACTATTTGTCTGCACTGGTCATTCCACTCAAAACAATCTGGTTTATATGGTTTATCGCCAATCTTTCTTGTTTTTATTCTGCTTATTTTGCAGCAATGTCCTTCTTGCAACATCACGAATCCAAGCATATTGTCCGATTCACAATAGTGCCGATACATATATTGGCAATTCCCACATTTTTTATCTGGAATCTCTAATCTCGTCATCCTGTCATATATCGCAATCTGACAATCATAGAAATAATCGTTTATAAATCCCAGATTATTATTAATTGTATCTCTGAATTTTATTTCTTTATTTAATCTATCTTCATATGGATACAAAATAGCAAACAAACAATCTTCTCTGTACTTTTTATCAATAAAGTTATGTAAAAACGTTGATTTATCGACTTGCTCAACTAACGAATAATTAATACCTTCGTATTCGAAGTTATACGGCATTTCACTAATCATTTTTCTTCCAATCTTTCACTTACTCCCACACATCTGCCAGACACTTCACTGTCAAATTTCAGTTTACCAAATCAGTTTCTGGCCACATCTATTACAATAATTTTGTGATCCCGAAACGGCTCCAAGGCACTCTGGACAGTAATGTACCTTTGTTCCCGCTTTAAATACTACGATTCCTGCGCTTACATCTTCGTTTAAAATCTTTACTATCGTTTTTCTTGGGATTTGCAACTGCAATGCCGTATCCGCATCCTCTAATGCTTTGTATAAACTGTCATTGCACATATTACGTCCAGCATTTCCCATAAAATTTCGTATCACACTGATACTTCCAACTGCATCCACCTTTTTTCCTCCATCAAACCTTAATTTTCTTCATTCAGCCAGTCACGTATAAATTCCCGGCCATCATCATGCGTACACGTTCCAAAGCATCCGTTTCCAAAATCCGGACATCTTTCCGAACAATCGAATGGAATTCCATAAAGTAATTCCGTCAGTTCTTCTTCGCTCATGCTTTTTATGCGATCTATGTTTTTCATCTTCTCCTCCAAAGGCTAAATTTGTTCTATCCATGATATCAACACATATACTGTCCTGAGGTGATATCATGGATTCTTGTGAACTTACAGTAACGATTTCTGCTCTGGCCTGCTGTATTGCCGATGGCAAGTCTCCAGAAGAGATCGCCCTGATCAGCTCCATCTTTGTACAGATCGGTGACTCTCTGGCCACTATGGCTGCACATCAGGCCCTCTGTGCTCCCAAGGATACCAAGTAATTCCTTGGGAGAAACTCACTCCTCTGGCCGGTATGGCTCCGACAGCGGCTGCCAGGCATTAACATACAGATCCGCTGATAGACAGGTATCTCCCTCATCATTATCGCCCAGATAGAACGCTCCTCCACCATCATTATCAGCCTCATATCTTCCAATCAGCGGAAGAGAGAAATTGCTGAACGATAATAGAATATAATTATCATCTTCCGGCAGCCGCTCATCCACCGGGATCCAGCGGTGCTCCGATGTTTTTCTGTTCGCGTTTAACGCCTTGATTTCTTCCGGCGCCAGACCGGTATCCTCATACTCCATCAACTTCCAGAGGGCTCCATACAGCCGCTCCCGTAAAGGCTTGGTGATTACCTGTCCTTCATGCAGCTGTTCCCATGACACTCCCTTCAAGCACCAATTTCCCTGCTCATCTTTCTGTGTTAATCTCTTCATGACTCTTTTCCTTTCCTCGGCCTTATCAGTGCAATAATCTTTCCTGTCGCGCTCAAATTTTTGTAGTACACATTTGTCCCGTAATAATAAAATCCTCTTATTCCCGGGCGGCCTTCATTGCGTATGTATTTTATCTGCATCGGTCCCCCTTTACTTTTCCCAGCTGATCTTTCTGCTCCAGACATTTCCCGCACAGGCCGTATGGAAAAACCAGTGGTCTCCTCTTTTGGTCTTCACGTATTCAACACGGGACAGGTCATCCGTTTCCGGATGGATCACCTTCCCACATCCCTTGCAGCAGGTCTGGCCCAGTGTACGCATCATGATTGTCTTTTTCTGTTTGTCTGTCATAAGGTTCCCTCCCGGATCTTACGGATCCTTGCTTTCAGCGATTCCATGACCCAGCTCTGTACGTCATCCTTACGCTGCAGGGCCTGCATGACATCCGTGTCCCGGGTCCCGCTGCATACCAGGTGGTGGATGATCACCTTCTCCTTCTGTCCCTGACGGTGCAGGCGTTTGTTGGCCTGGGTATATAATTCATAGTTCCATGTAAGGCCGAACCAGATCACATGGTTCCCTCCCTGCTGCAGGTTCAGCCCGTAGGCACTGCTGGCCGGATGGGTAAGAAGTACCTGGATCTTTCCTGCATTCCAGTCATCCTCATCCTGTGTAGTCTTAAGCTCCCTTACAGCCAGCCCCAACTTCTCCAGGGCCTTTAGTATCCGTGTCCGGTCATGCTGGTAGTTGTAGAACACCAAGGCCGGTTTTCCCTGCAGGGATTCGATCAGCTCCAAAAAAGCCTCGACCTTGCAGCCGTGTACTTCATGTACCTGGCGGTCCTCACCATACAAGGCCCCGTTTGCCAGCTGCAGGAGCTTGTTGCTCAAAGCCGCCGCACTGGTAACACTGATCGTTTCATCATCCTCCGGCAGCTGCAGCACCATCTCCCGCTCCAGTTCGCAGTAGGCTTTCAGGGATTTTGAATCCAGCTCCACCGGGATCTCGTGATAGGTGATATCCGGCAGCTGCAGATAGTCCTCCGCCTTCATGCTGATACAGATATCGGAGATCTTTTCCAGGATGCTTGCTTCCGTTCCCGGCTTGGCCTCATAGCTGTACACCATGCCGTCCGCCCCTCTCTTATCCGGCTGGAAATACCTCTCCCTAAACTGGGTATACCGCTTTCCCAGACGTTCTCCCCCATCCAGCAGGAAGATCTGGCTCCACAGGTCCTCAAGTCCGTTTGGCGACGGGGTCCCGGTCAGTTCCACCATACGGTCGATGCGGTCTCCCACACTCGCCAGGGCCTTAAACCGCTTGGCGCTGTGGCTCTTAAAGCTGCTGCTCTCATCCACTACAACCATGTCAAAGGGCCATGCGTTCCGGTAGTAGTCCACCAGCCAGCAGACATTCTCCCGGTTGATGATGTACAGGTCTGCCGGGGTGTTCAGCGCCCGGATCCGCTTTGTCTGGCTCCCCAGTACCGGCGATACTCTCAACATCTGCGTGTGACCCCATTTGGCCGCCTCCCTTGTCCAGGTTCCTTCTGCCACCTTCTTGGGTGCGATCACCAGCACCCTGCGCACCAGGAACCGGTTGTACTTAAGCTCCTTCACGGCGGTCAGGGTTGTAACCGTCTTGCCAAGTCCCATATCCAGAAAAAGCCCCAGCTTCTTGATCTCGATGATCTTGTTAATGCAGTGCTGCTGGTAGGCATGTGGCTTAAATTCCATTCCTCGTCCTCCCCAATCCGTATCGGGCGCCTAATTCCCTGCTGGTTTCCTCGAATCCCGATGCCAGGAAGAACGTTCGAACTCCCTCAATCCCGTAGGCCACATATACCTTCTGTCCCAGTTCCCTCAGCCGGTCGATCTGGATCTTCTGCAAAGCGCTTAGTTTCCCTGTATCCGTTTTCAGTTCCACAAATACCGGGGCCCGGTCCGGGAAAATCACAATCCGGTCCGGCACACCATCGTTCCCGGGGCTTGTCCATTTATAGGCCCGGCCGCCCAGTTTCTTTACCTCCGTCACCAGGATTCTCTCAATGTCCTTTTCTCTCATCTGACTACCTTCCTCACGTACACGTGTATGTGTGTGTTTTATTTATGTGTGTGTATGTATATGTATGTACTATATTTTTATATATTTTTTAACTCTATATAGAAGTTTGTTGTCGTTGTTGTCATATAATAAAAATTCCTTTGTTTATAAGGCTTTGCACCGACTACAAACCCCGACTACATTATGTAGTCAATGTTTTGGCACTGACAACGTGACAACAAAGAAATTTCTTTTTGTAGTCGGCCTATGTAGTCACTCGTTCAAATCCTCTCTGTTGTCCATAAACCCCAAATCTCCGTGTGGATTTAATCCGCTCCCACCCTTTCAGGCACAGCAGGATATTGTTGATCTCCGTGCTGTCTGACCGCTTCATGTATTTCAGTTCACTCCCGAAACACTCCACCCAGATTTCCGCTGCACAAACCTTTTCCCTGGGAATCAGCTCTACTCCATCCTCCAGCCTCATGTTTCCATTCCAGAAGATCCTCCGTTTCTGAAGATCCAGGGTTTCCCAGTTTGAGGGGATCTCCCGTTCCAGAAAGTCCAGGATAATGCCTTCCTTTCCTGATGATTCCCTGTGTTTTTCCTGCTGGTCCTTCGCCAGGGTTTCGATCTCTTTTGGCAGATACAGGGGTTCCCCCATGGTCCAGTACAGATAGGCCTCCGCCCAGATCTGGTCTACCTCAAGCGGCAGCTGGTCCCACACGGACTTTTTCGCGGGATGGACGCCCACATCCACCGGCCAGAAACGCCGGTTCCCCGTGGCGTCTTTTAAAAACTCGCTGTCATTGGATGTACCGAAGAACACGCACCGTCTGGGGTACTTGTCCGTCCTCCGGCCGTATGCTGCCCGGTAGATATCATCCGTCTTGCTTAAAAACTGTTTAATGACCTGGGTCTCCTGCTTTGTGAAGGCACTCAGTTCCCCGATCTCGTTGATCCATGTCCCCTGGATCAGCTCCGCCGCCTCCTTCCCCTCAAACGTTGTCAGGGAATCGCTGAACCAGTCCTTCCCGAGGATCCGCAGGAACGTGCTCTTCCCAATGCCCTGCGGCCCCGTAAAGATCGGCATATAATCATACTTGATCCCTCCGGTCACTGCCCGGCCTACCGCCGCGCACAGGGACTTGCGCATCACGGCCCGGGTGTAGGCCGTATCCTCCGCCCCCAGGTATTCTGACAGCAGCGTGTCCAGGCGTTTCACTCCGTCCCATGTAAGGCCCTGCAGATACTGCTTTACGTCATTGATCCGGTTCTGGGCGCTTACCAGCATCAGCGCATTGTCCAGTTTCTCACGGCCCGTAAGGCCATAGAATACTTCCACATAGCGGTAGAACCCGGCGTCATCCACATCCTTCCAGCGCCGTTTTTCTTCTCTCTGATCCCACGGGACACGTCCCAGGATCATGCCGCAGCTGGCAAATTCATCCGTCACGATCCGGCCTTTTAACAGCGGGTCATTCTCCAGTACGACCACGGCATTATTGATCGTCTTCTCATATCTTCCCTGGCTGTCCTTTGTAAGCTTCGGCAGCCAGGACAGGTCATAGTCCGGCCCGCTGTCTGCCTGCGGGTCCTCCGGTGCCTGGAACGTCTGCTTCGCCTTCTCAAGGCGTTCCACGGATATCAGGTCGGACACCTGCTTATCCTCCAGCGCCAGCCGGCTCATAGCCATGAAAGACGGCATCTTGCTGGCCGGCGTACCCTCCTTTGCCTCGCTGTCGCGGTCCCCATACATATGCAGGCGCACCAGATCGAACGCATTGACCAGCTGCCCGCTGCACGGGTCGGTTGCATGGTGGGAATATAAAAACAGGTCCCCGTCATAGACTACGGCGCCGCCCACTGTGGAGCCCCCTGTATAGGTGTATCTCCCCGGGATGCTGGTCTCCTCGTACATTCCAGGGATAAAGTGCTCCATGGCCTGCGTGATGCTGTAGGTGCGGCAGAAGGCTCCGATCACCCCCCGTTTCCGGGTAGGATCCTCCTGCTTTGCCAGCCGGCGCCGTTCTACTGCTTCACTGCCCGGCACCTGGGGCCACTGGGCGATATCATGCCAATCCCCATACATGGACAGGAGCCCGTCCAGGCTGCAGAACGGCCGGTCATAGGACTCGCACACATACTGGCTGTCCGCACAGCAGCTGGCCCAGTACATCAGCCTGGAGGCCTCAAAGGTGGTCGGGTCACAAAAGCCAATCCCGATTAAAAACGCCAGTTTCCGTGCCGCCGGTTCATATTCATCTGCCGTACCCGTCCGGTCCAGGGGGACCACCACACGGAGCCTCGGAGCATATCCTGCGTGCTTTCTGGTACTGTAGACGGCTGCTGCACAGCCCAGCCCTTCCACGCGGCGCAGGATATCCTCCGTCTGTCCGGCGGGGATATTGTCGAGATCCAGAGTGACCAGGTCACGCCCTTCCACGTTGGCGGCCTTCCTGCGGTCCCCGGCAAAGGTGCCTCCCACAAAGCCGCCTGCATCCTTTAACTCGTCCTGCCTGGACTTTGGGAGGGCCAGGTACTCTTCCAGGGTTTCCACGCCCCGGACCGGTGTTTTCAGTTTTTCCACGAACTCGGACCACAGGATCTCACTTTTAGGCCAGTGTGTGGCCTTCCTGCTCCCCGCGGTGCTGATCCGCAGCATCCTGTTATACTGCATCTTCCCTTTCCTCCTCTTAATCCTTCATGTAATAACTACTCTCAAAGCCTGCGCCCTTTAGGATCAGGCCCGGAGCCCAGTCAATCGGTTCTGCCATCAGATCACAGATCTCTTCCACTGTGGTCTTCATAGGGGCGTCAATGATCACCTCATCGTGCACATGGAATACCACCTGCAGGCCCTTTTCTGCGATCCGTTCCAGCGTAACTGCCAGGCAGTCCCGCGCAATCGCCTGCACAATGTTCTCCGTCAGTTTCCCGCCGTAGGTGGACGCCACCTCCCACTTCCTTGTCTGCTGGCCCACTGTGTAATAATGAAGCGCCAGTTTCCCGAACGGGTTCTCTTTTAAAAACGGTTTCGGGTAGAACAATTTCCTGCCGCTTGGCAGGCGCACGGTGAGGAAGGTCTGGCCGTACAGGATGTCCCCCTCAAGGGCGAAGATCAGGCCATAGATAGCCTGGGGCTGTGCGGTCTGCATCACCGCAAGGGCCGCATTCTCCACTGCATACCACAGGTCCCGGATCCGCGGGTTGGCCTGCCTCCACCGGGTTACGATGTCCGGGAGTTCGTCCTCTGTAAGGCCCATGTTCAGGGCCCCCATGGCGATCAGGGCCGAAGTCCCTCCCTGGTAGCCAAGGGCCAGCGTTGCCACCTTTCCTTTCTGGCGGAGGGAGTATTCCGGGTTGCCCTTTGCGATCCGGTCCACCGGCACGCCAAACATCTGTGCCGCGGTTGCCTCATAGATCTTTCCATGGGTGGCAAATACCTCATTGACCCACTGTTCCCCCGCCAGCCAGGCAATCACACGGGCCTCAATAGCAGAGAAATCCGATACAACGAACTTGTGCCCCTCCGAAGGGATGAACGCTGTGCGGATCAGCTGGGACAGCGTGTCCGGCACGTTTCCGTACAGCAGGCGGAGCCCTGCATAATCCTTCCGCTTCACCAATCCCCTGGCATAATCCAAGGTCTTGAGATAGTTCCTAGGAAGGTTCTGCATCTGCACCAGACGCCCGGCCCAGCGTCCGGTCCGGTTGGCCCCGTAATACTGGGTCAGGCCCCGCACCCGGTCTCCCTCCCCTTTTGCTGTGTCCATGGCTGTATACTTCTTAATGGATGTCTTTCCCAATTGCTGCCGGATCTCAAGCATACGCTGTACGTCCTCCGGATATTCCTCCCGGCTCTCCAGGGCTTCTGCCACGGTGGCTTTCTGGATATCCGCGAACTGCTCCCTGCCGCACTTCTCATTTAACCATGGTACCAGCTGGGCCCCGCTGTTCGGGTTCCCCAGCCCGGTGATCCGGACGGCTTCCTCCGTCAGTTCCCGGGTACTGATATCGTTCATATACAGGGCGCCCTCGATCAGCTTTGTGTCCACACGGACCCCGTATGCGTTCATAATGACGTCCAGCCTCCACTGGTGCTGTTCCGCCTCCGGCATGGGGAACTGGTCCAGCCGTTTTAAGATCTCATGTTCTGTCACAACATCCTGCTTACAATATTCCTTGAACAGCTGCCATTTCTCCGTTGCGTGGTGCGGCTGGTTCCAGGCGCGGTTCCCGTTGGCCCTGGTGGGTTTGCAGGGGACGCAGAAGTACCGGATCAGCGCCTTGCCGATGGAAAGCTTCTGCTTATCCTGCGGCAGGCCGATGGCCTTTCCAGTGGCGTCCAGCCCGGCCGTATACCCGCAGTACAGTCCATGGACCATGGTACAGCGCCACTGTTCCAGTGGTGTTTTGTAGCCTGCCCGGTTCAGACAGTACCACTCGAATGCCGCATTGTAAGCGTGCTTGGCCACTCCCGGATCGTCCAGCATCCGCTTGATGCGTTCCGGTATCGTTTCCCCGCAGGCAAGGTCTATAATCTCTACGGGAAACGTATCGATCTGGTAAGCGAACAGGAGGACCCTGAAATCAGGGGACTGGGCGTATTTATAGAGCCCTGCCTTGCCGATATCCACGCTGCTGCGCGTTTCAATGTCTATGCTCAAATGGTGTTTTATCATGTCTTCCTCCTGTCACAATGAGGGCCTTACGGCCCTCATACCTTTCTGTTTAATACGGCATACCTGTCAGCGGGTTGACCCCGCCTGCCGGCTGCCCCCACGGTGCCTGTGCCGCTGCGGGATTCTGTGCTCCCGCAGATGCCCCGTACTGAGGGGCCGCTGTCTGGGGCTGCGGGGTCCCGAAGGCCTGTGCAGCTGTCGGGGCACTTCCGCCCAGAGCCTCCCCGTCACGCAGTTTCTGGACCGGACCCAGGCCGCAGCCGATCCCCTTCTTGCCGCCGAACGCATACGGGAAGAAGGTTACGTTCACACGACCGTACATCCCGCTGTAAACCTCAGACTGGTTGATAATCGGGTTTGCCATACGGTCCACGATCTCCGGCGGGTAATCGGCCTTTGCGCTGGCTGTGAATACCCAGTGCCCTTTACACTCCGGGCCAAAGGCCATACCGTCAGACGGCCTTACACCGTCGCCATCATAGACCGGGGTTGGTACGATCGGCGGGCATACGCCGCCCCATCTGTCAGAGATCCCCCTCTGCTTGGCCGCCTCGATGGCAGCGTTGATCCGGGCCATGGTGTCTGTGTCCGTCTTTGGTACCAGGATCGTGCAGCTGTATTTCTCCTCCTGCCCCTGCATGGCCGCATAGGGCTTGAACAGATGCACATAGCTCAGTCTTACTTCTCCGGTTGTTACATTTGTTAATTCATTCATATCATTTTTCCTTTCTGTTGCGATTATTTCTCAATCAATTTATAATGGTGCTAAAGTTCAAAGGAGGGTTTTTACCATGTCACTATTGCAAAAACTTGTATCTTCTCTTGGCAATCCGTATATAGTACGGAGATTGGATCGGGAATCTATCATTTACCGGAGGTTGGATAACGGCTATGAATTTGAAATCTCCGGTATTCAGTCTGTTTCCGGGAAATGCAGCTTATATATCTGGAAAGAAAATCCGCGTATGTTAGTTGGCATTTACCACGATATTCCCGTAAAGTTCTTGAAAGATGCTCTGGGGCATTATGCCTTTAAATACCAAAATCTTTCCGAGAAAATCCGGGTTGAACGCGAAGACCAAACAATATAGCCGCAAGTTCCTTTCTGGAAAGGTTTTTCTCATCCAGGATCCTTTCCAGTTCCTTTTTTTCCTGTTCATTTTGTGTAGTCAGTTCAAACCTGCGCCAAATCATTTCACACATCAGCATTCCTCCTTGAACGCCTCTGCAGCGGTTACTTTGTTTGTGATTGCCGGCCGTTTATCGGACTCCTCCACTAACGCCGGATTTCCCGGTTTCTTTACAACACAGTCTTCTGCCTTCTCAGCAAACTCCTTTTTCCCCAGTACCTTTTCCGCCTGGGCTACGGTAAGCGGCCTTCTATCCCACAGGATCTCCTGGGGCACCCCTCTGGACTCGAGGATCCCAAATGCCTCATCCACGTCGGTCCATACCCGGGTGCTCCTGCCCTCCACTGCCTTCCATCCCGGGACCATCTTTCCGGCCAGGCACTTTTTAAGTGCTGTCTCCTGGATATCCGACAGCCAGCGGGCCACGTCCCTGCCTTTCCTCAGATAATCCCCCATCTCCGTGTCGGAAATAAGGGCGGGATCTGTCCCGGTTAAAAATGCCAGTTCCACGTTCTTTTCTGCGCGGGCCTTGCACTCCCCTCTTGCACGGCAGTACCTACAGGTTTTTAGGGCTGGCTTGAACTCCCCTTCCCCTTTGATCGCCAGCGCAGCCCGTTCCTTTACATACTCCCCAAACTGCAGCAGCTCATCCAGGGAGCACTCCCACTCAGAGAGCCCGTCTGGAAGCCGGGGCTGTACGATGCTCATACGGACGGTCTCGATCCGGTACAGGACCCGGTAGGCTTCATACGCGCCCAGCGCGTACAGCAGCATTTGCGGGTTCCATTCCGCGCTTACGCGGCCATCCGGGCTTTTCCCATATTTAAAATCAATCACATGGATAATCCCGTTCCCAACCAGGATACAGTCCGCAGACCCAGAGGCCTCACCCTCATCCGGAAGGTGCGGTATGTACCTGTCCAGGGACACCCTCCGTTCAATATCCACATGGGGGGAAACGGGGAATTTCAGGGTAATGGCCTTGATGTAATCCAGGTAATCATCCGTGTAGCGCATCATCTCGTCGTCCCAGAGTTCATTTTCCTTAAGCTTTTTTATGGCAGCTGTAAGTTTCCTCTTTCCAAACTCGACGGTGTGAGCATAGTTACGAACCTTCAGTTCCGCCAGCTCATGGGCCAGCGTCCCCTCAGCCGCCGCCGGCGATCCGGTATCCGGGAATTGCCTTGCCAGCATGGCGCTTGGCGTGCAGGCCATCCACTGGTACGCCCCAGACGGGCTGAGAAGGGAATGTTTTCTCTCTGCGTGTCCCATCAGATCTGCGCCCCCATTCCGCGAAGCGCTGTCGCAAATGCCCCGTACTGCTCCGGCCGCAGTTCCGGGATCGCCGCAGCGCCGAACTGTCCCAGAAGCGCGATCAGTTCCTGCTGTTTACCGGAATCCATCAGCAGCATGGCTGCTTTCGCCAGATCATCCGGTGTATAGGTGTGGGTGGATGTCGGTACAGCCGTAGGAACCGTCGCTGCGGGAGCTGGCGGCACTGGCGTTGTGGGAATCGCTGCCGGAGCCGCTGGTGCTGTTGGGAAAGGTGCGGGTGCAGCAGGTGCTGCTGGGGCAGACGTTACTGGAGTTGTCGGGACCATCGGTGCCGCCGGCTGTGCGGGTTCCTGGACAAAGGTCGGCTGTTTCACGGATTCGTGTCCCTGTCCTGCCAGGTTTTTTGCAAAGTCCACCATCTCATCGAAGCTGTTAAATGTTACTGTCATTGTCATTGTCTTAAAATCCTCCTTGATTCCTCTCTCATTCTCCCTTATAATAAGGGTGTGTTATTTGTTTTTTTTTGGACCCGTCACAGTTGCCGCTGTGCAGGTCCTTTTTCAGTTGCTTAAGATCCTTGAACAGCTTGTCCATCTGGCCTGGGCTGTCCAGATATGCATCAAGGTACTTACCTACATCCATACCAGGCTCCCAGCCAGTCGCATAAGTTTCCACCGTCACCCCTGCGACATGACCGTTAAAAAGAAAGAACGCTGTAGGGTGATCCCCTGTAAGCTCCCGCTTACTTTCCTGCAGCCCGTTGATCTGCAAACACAGATCCAGGGCCTCGCAGATCTGCTGCCTCCTGCGTTTCTCCGCCTTACGCTTCAATCTCTGATTCATCCTTCCTCACCTCCCTTCACAGTGCGATCACGCCATACGCCACCAGAAACAGCACCACTGATTCCGCTCCCAGCAGGAACGCCATCGCCGCGGCCAGGTTCCACGCCCAGCGGTTGTCCTGGCGGTATCTCTGAAGCTCATCCCCTACCAGGCCGCCCAGTGCCAGGATGTCGTCATATTCCTCGGGGGTGATGGTGATGGGGGCCTCTGGCTGGGGGTTATGTTTGATTACTTCCATTGTCTCCTCCTATTGCCGGCTCTGCGACCGGATATTTCTCAATGAATCTTTCCAGATCCGAACCCCGGATCTTTTTCTGCCCTAATAACAGGCAGGGCAGCTGTCCAGTGTTTATCAGCTCATAGACCTTAGTGGTATTGACCCGCAAAACCAGCGACGCTTCCTTAACCGTGTATAATGGTTGATATGGTGCTACCATGCTGTATTACCTCCCTTGTCTTTTCTTCCCCTCTGCTCTATACTGTACTTACAGGTGCTGTAACACCAAGTACAAAAGAAAGGGAAACGAATTATGAAACTTAATCCTGATTGTATCCGTGACATTTTACTGACAGTAGAAGAAAATAGCGATTATCTCCATTCCACAGAATACAAATATGGTTCTCAAAACTTCCAACGGTTAAATGCTTATTCCGAAGAAGAAGTTGCTTATCACATTATGCAATGTGAAAAATCTGATCTTATTTACGGTGTAAGCTTCTATGATTGCGGATCCAGTGCAGACATACGTGATTTAACTCCTAAAGGCCACGAATTCTTAGCCAACATCCGCGAACCTAAAATATGGAATGGAATTAAAATGGTTTCCGCTAAAATCGGCTCTGCCTCTCTCGATGCATTAACTCAAATTGCGTCTAATGTTGTAACAGAACTTATTAAAACACAGTTTGGGATTCCTACTTCACTTTAAACATCTGCTTCACAGCCCACTGGGTACACTCACGTATTTCTTGATTATCCGGCTGAGGGTACCCTTTTTTCTCCAGATAATACAGTAATGAAACTGTACTAATATATCTGCTTAACCATCCCAGTGCACATACAACTGTGCTTGTTGCGAATATTGCAGTTACCATCTTCTTTCACCTCCCTTCCTCAGTCTCTGCGAAATACTCCACCGGAACATCAAAATACTTGGCGAGAATTAACAGTTTATCGAATTTAGGAGAATATCTGCCATACTTCCAGTTAGTCAAAGTTGACGTTGATAAACCTGTTTCCTTTGCAACAGCGTAGTCCGTTTTTCCTGCCTGATCTCTTAACCCTGCATATTTTTGATACAAAATATCACCATCCTCTATGTTTTCTATTGACATTAGCTAAGATTTCAAATATAATAATGGTGTCAATCAAAGTTATATTGAAACCTTAGCCAATTTCTTTTTTTAGCTTTTGTTTTCAAAGCTATGTCCACATATTAGCATTGATTTCAAAGTTTGTCAATAGTTTTTGGCTTTATTTTCAAATCTATTTTTGAGGTGCTATATGTACGAAATTTTTGAAAAACTATGTCAATCCCACAAAATAACTCCTTATCGAGTTTGTAAAGAAACTGGTTTAACCACCGCCACTATCAGTAACTGGAAAGCTGGAAGGTATACTCCAAAAGCAGATAAACTTCAAAAAATTGCTGATTTCTTTGGAGTAAGCATCGAATATCTTATGACTGGAAATGCGGAGCAAAAGGAAAAAGATATTTCTCTTACCAGCAAAGATGAACGCGACATAGAGAAAATATTAGACCTAACCAAAGAGCAACTGCTCTCTCAAGATGGCTTGATGTTTGATGGAAAACCTGCCACCCAAGAGGCTATTGACTCCATTCTTTCAGCTATGCAAGTCGGTATGGAACTGGCAAAGAAAAAGAACAAAGAAAAATACACACCTAAAAAATATAAAAAGGACTGATGGCATATGGATATAAAAAAGAAAGCGGACAGTTTGGCACGAAAATACCAGACCCGCAATCCATTTGAGATTATTCGAGGATTAAATGTAATCCTTGTCTTTGCTCCGCTGATCGACACCAGAGCCTTTTACCAATATTTTCAGCGTAACAATATCATTTACATAGATGAAAATTTATCTCGCCACGAACAGGCATTTGAATGCGCACATGAAATGGGACATATGTTTCTGCACAAAAAGGCAAATACAATTTTTATGGATACTCGAACAGGATTAAATACCGACAGATATGAGAATGAAGCCGATACATTTGCTATGGATTTATTGGTAGATGATGATACGCTTACAGAATATCAACAATATAGTATTGAGCAATTATCACATATCTTGGGATATGAGAAAAGATTGATTGAATTGAGATTAAAATAGCCCATGGCTTTTTAATAAATTTTATTGAAGGGAGGAAAAGAAGTATGGAAAATAATCAGAAGTATTGTAAGCACTGCGGAGAACTTATTGATAAGGATTGCGTTGTCTGCCCCAAGTGCGGCAAGCAGGTAGAAAATCTATCATCTATAAACGACAAGAACATCATTATAAATAACTCTGCATCTTCCAGTTCCAGTGCAACAGTACCTGAAAAGCCCGCTAAGAAATTGCCTTGGTATTTAAAATGGATCTGGATATTTATTTTGGGCTGCCTTACTGGTGGTCTGTATTGGATTATTGGATTTATCCTTAGGGTAAGCTGGAAATCTAAAAATTAAACTGACCCAATAAGCAAAAACCGCCCCTGCGCCAACAGGAACGGCTTTAAATAAATTTCTGTACAGGCCCGGAGGCCAATACAATATGATCTCAACACCCATATTGTACCATACCTCCGTGCACCTGTACAGGTGTATTTTTGGTACCCAAAAATGCGCGACGTCGCAACAAATTAAGGAGGAATGATTATGGGACAATTAAGAACTCGCAAACGTGGATCGACCTGGGAATGGTCTTTTGAGGGCGCGCGTATCAACGGCAAGCGTAATTCCATCAGCAAGGGCGGATACCGCACTAAGGCGGAAGCTCTGGCCGCAGGAACACAGGCAAAGGCGGAGTATGATAATGCCGGATCTCACTTTGTACCGTCTGAGATATCTGTATCTGATTTCTATGAGCTTTGGTTGGAAGAATATTGCAAAACAAATCTCAAAATAGATACCTATTTGAATTATAAGAAAAAAATATCTCTTCACATCACTCCGGTTCTGGGAAGCTATTATTTAAAATCTCTGACCCCTGCCATTATACAGGGTTTCATAAATGATAAATTCAATGCAGGGTATAGCCGAAATACACTATCCGTGCTCAAAGGACTTCTGACAGGTGCTCTCGACTATGCTGTAGAGCCTATGCAATTCATTAAATACAATCCTGCCAAAAGTACAAAACCACCACCAAAAAGGGCAACTTCCCAGATACCTTCTCGAAAAAAGAACCGTACTTCTATATCCACCGAAGAATGGAACACCATTATCAGCAGATTCCCGGAAGGACATTCCTGCCATATCCCCCTGCAGCTTGCATATCGCTGTGGCTTACGGCTCGGGGAAGCATTTGCACTTACCTGGGACGATATCGATTTCAAAAACAGCACTTTAAGTGTTAATCAGCAGATTCAGAACACAAATGGCTCCTGGGTATTCAGCAACCCAAAATATGATAGCTTTCGCACGATTGAATTAGATGGCAAGACTCTCAGCCTGCTGCGTAACGCATATAATCATCAGGCAAAGGCAAAGGAATTTTATGGACAATATTACACTCAGCTCTATATAGATGATAATCACGTTCTTAATGCCAATGGGCACGGAAAGCCTATCAATATGGTAAATTGCCGTGAAAACGGCACTTATATTCAACCCAGAGTTATGCAGCACTGTTGCCGTGTTATCCATTACAATCTTGGCTTTAAAGATTTTGACTACCATTCCCTCAGGCATACTCATGCAACTATGCTGCTGGAGGCCGGCGCCGATATAAAAGATGTTCAGAAAAGATTAGGGCACAAACATATTGATATTACTCTTAATATATACAGCCATGCTACCCCTCGCATGGCCGCACATACGATTGATATTTTAAATCAAATCGAATAG